CAACACTCCTTACATTCATATGAATATGATGAAGCAACTGGTCCTCTATCTTTTCTTGTTCTGTAGAATCCATCCACAAGATTTTTCTCCTCACCACAGACTCTACATTTTCTTATATCAAGCAGTAGATGACCTAGATTAAACTGCTCATCAAAGTCCATTACTTATAATCCCACATATAAGACATGTCACCATACTCATCAGTAAACCATCTATCACCTTCATCATCTACAAATGTATTATCTTCAAGACCATCATTGATAAAACCAAAAGGTGCCATATCCTGTTCTATTTGATTCTTCTGCTCATCATATAATCTTTTTCTTACATCCTGGTCAGTCAATTCTTTGAAGTAATCCTGTGCAACCAACCAAGCATAGATGACCAAACACATGGCAAGGTCATCATTACATCCTTCTTCTGCCTCAAATGAATTATGTTTAGAAACAAAGGTTGTGAGTTCTGAGATGATCTCATAGTCATTAATGAATAATTTATCTTCTTCAATCAATGTTTTAAGGTTCAAAGAACCCACTTTTTTAACTGTCTTGGACATCTTCAATCCAAGTTGAGTTTTTGCTCCTGAGAATCCTTGCCCAACAATTTGTCCTGCTCTTCCTCTCATTGAGCACATAAGTAAATTTTGATATTCTAAGTCATACTGAAGAATACTTGCTACCTGATCTCCAATATCATTTACTTCACATAATACAAATGCTTCATTGTATTTTCTTGCTACCTCCCAAATAACATTTGGAAAAAGCATAGGTTTAATGGTGTTGTTTCTATACTTTGCCACAACCTTATGTGGGAACTCTGTGATATCTGTGACAATAAATGCAGAGTAGTCATTACCAACTCCTCTTGCTACGTCAACAGACATTACATAGTCATGGTTTTTCTTTGGTGGTTCATATACATCTAATCCTGCACTTCTCTGAATAGGATTATCATAAATTAGATTCTTAAGTTTGCTTGGTGCAATGAGAGTATCAACAGATCCTAAGAACTCACACTCAAACTCAATCTTGAACTGCTGTTCAGATGTGTTTTTTATAGTTTGCTTCTTCCACTTATCATCTCTACCTGGAACTTCAGACCAGTGAACATCAGTTGGAATATATTCATTACTTCCATTCTCTGCATCATGCCACATCCTATAGAAGTGGTTCATGCCATGAGGTGTTGAAACTATGATGACTTTTGTGCTTTTACCAGAAGTAATAGTAGGATAAACAGATGCAAAGAAGGCATCAGCGATGTGATTTGGAACGAACGCGAATTCGTCCAAGAAGAGGATATTGAACGACATGCCTCTGACAGCACTTGCAGATGTAGAAGCTGCCAATATCTTACTGCCATTTTCTAACTCCAATGAACCTTTGTTCCATGATAGAATACCCTGCTGCATCCACTTGGGCAAGTTCTCATAAGCAATCTGTAACCTACTTAAAAGTTCTCTAGCGGTGCTTGCCTTGTTAGCGAGGATGCCAATATTAACACTGTCATTAAAGACGACATGGTGAAGCAGAAAAGAAATAACAGTCGTGCTTTTGCCAGTCTGTCTTGGCATTTTGCAGATGTTAAACCTATTCTGGTAAAAATT